TATTTTTCAAATTCATCAAATCCACTAATTAAATTTGTTTTTAGATTTAAAAAATCTTGCATATTTGTTGTTGCAACACTACCTGACAGCTGCGATACAATCATGCTTTGTGACGTATAATATTCCTGTAATTCTAATTTATATTTAAAATTTTCTAAACGTTCTGTTGCAGAACTATAAAATATAAAATTATTAAAGTCTCTGTAATCAATATTTAATTGTATCCCCGATAAACTTCCTGAAAAAAATGCATCTACAATTTGTTGTGACGTTTGAGTTGATGAACCTAATAACTCTGTCCAATTGCGAAAGTTGGTTTCATTTGAAGTATTTGAAACTGCAGTTGCTTGCCAATTTGGATTAGCTAATGATTTGTATTGAGTATCAATTAAATTTGGAGAAATTGATACACGATCAATATAAGCCGGCTTTTGTTCTTCTACGACCCAACACTTAAAGTCTAATGCTATATTTTGTGGTAATGGGTCATTTAGTTTTACATACAAATATTCGCCAATAACAACGCTGTTAACGAATAATATACATTGATTATTACTAAAATTTAATAGGTATGGTTTATAATACGTATCAGATGTCTGCCGTACATTTTTTATATAACTAGTAATTTGTTCTAAAAACTCCGGATGTTCATCATCAATTGCTCGTAATCTAATTTCCGTACGATCTGGTGAAATTTCATCAATTCGCAAATGTTGTTGTTCGTAACTACCAATTAAATTTTTGAAAAAATTGATAGCAACACGGAACGTGCCAGCGGTTAAATTTAATTTCTTAAATTCAGAATATATATCAATCCCAATAGCGCTATCAACATTGATTGTTTTATTAGTAACACTATCTTTAAACTCTGGAAGTTTAGTTTGAAATTGTAGTTTATGATTTCCTGTAATCCAGGTATCAACGGTATATACATGCATTTCAATTCGAGATGCATCAGTAACATTGATAATATCTTTATTTGAAACTACAGATTCTTGTAAATCATACGCAAAAAATTCTGTTTTTGTTCGATCAAACCGATCGGCTGATACTGAATTTATTGCAGAATTAATTTGGACAGTATTTTTATATTGTGATAACATTAGCTAATCTCCTGATTCCATTCATCTACATTTTTACTGTCATCTGTAGTTACCCAATATGATGTTACTGCATTAATTGTATGATATTTAAATTCTTCGTCATGTTCGCTAACAGCACCTATACTAAAAGTGTCACCTATAGCAAATTCAGAATTTAATAATACATCATCAACAAGCAATGTTTTTACTTGATATTGAGACATTGCTTTATTATCTTCAGGATATAATCGATATGTTCTATCTAATCCGGTGTCTATATTTGTTTTAATTAATGAAAATAAAACATCACTAGTTTCATTATCTACAGGCGAATCATATCGATGTTGCAATGCAATTCGAATTCGAAGATCTTTTCCGGAGTTTTTAATTTCTTTGGTTATATAATATGCATTTGTATTTTTTTGTGGAATACCGTCTTCAACTTCATCCATTAATATACCAGAATAAAGAGTGCCGGCAGGTATTCGCCTATCTTCACTTGGTTTATATCGAGCATAAATTGGATCTGTATTTAAATCTAAATCTAAATTTAAATCTAAATCATCTAAATCGTCAATAATGGTAGTAGTCGCCGGAAACTTAAAATATTTAAATTGTGTATCAATAACTCGAAGTATTGATTTTGTAGTTATTTTTTTTGTTGTCGGTTCAATAATTAATAACGGATTATCAGTCGCATCTTCATGCAACATGACGTTACCTGCAATATCTCTCGGAACGATATTAGTGTTATTAGATATTACAGTTAACCCATTTGTTTGATAATTAAGTTGTTTACCAACATCGATTGAATCAATTACTGTTAAAGGTATTTTTACTAAAGGTATTTTTACATCCATTATCTAACTACTTTAAAATAAATGTCATCATCAATATAACTTGTTGTAAATCCATCTATTAATTTTAATTGTAAACGATAATAACGTTCCGGCATAAATCCATTCATATCTATATGAATAAAATTACTAGTGCTATCACAATTTACTTTAGTATAAATATTATCATACGGAATAATGACTTCATTTGTAGCAGAATCAATTATTGAATAACATGTAGTAGCCGGCAAATATTTAACTGTTTGTATAGGAAACAAATTTGTAGGAGATTTCCTAGGAAATTTATCGCGGGCATAAATTCTTATTTTAGCAATTTCTGTATCTTTATATTGTGGTTTTATTTGGGTGTAAACTATATATGAATCTAAATTTGCTGAAGTTAATGACCCGGTAATAAAAGATCCAGTATCAAAATACATGGTTAATCTAGGTACATATATTGTATGTGTCTCTCTACTAAAGAAACGAACAAATCCAGATACAGCAATTGCTGACTCATCAGAATCAGAGAATTGTAATAAAAAACCATAATTTGGAATTGTATTACTATTGCTACCACTTAACCAAATCTTTAAAGAATCAGTTACATTCATATTAATATCAGTAGTTCTATATGAAAATGATTCTGAAGCAATCAACGAAAGTGTATTGCCAGAACCAGAATAATACATGTAATTTGCACCAGCACCCGATCCAGATACGTACAAGTTACTTGAGCCGATTTGTTGTGATTGACTACCGGAAATCCAATTTGACCCCGATGCCGATCCGCTCCATGTTGCACCATCGATTGTTAAATTAGATAAAAATCCAGTGCCATTTATCCAATTTTGTCCTACTAATTTAGCATGAATTGAATAATCTGACGGTAAATTTTTTGCATGGGATGTATATAATTGTAACATAAATTTACAATCATTAACTGTTTTTCCATATGTCGATAGCGATTGAGAAATTTCAGTCATATCAAATTTAACAATACTTCTAGATTTTAATAATGAATCTCCTTCAGTATCTAATCGCTTTCCAATTTCTAATATTTCATCAATTCCAGTATTATAATCTGGAAATGCTTCGTACAACGTTGTATCTTTTTCTGCATAAAATATTCTAAACATGGTTTCCTTTAATATGTGACAACACGACCGTTAATATCTTGATTTGGAAATTTTAATTCAAATATACTAGGATCTAATGACGGATAAATTACGCCATTTCTTGTAGCCGAGTCTAAATCATATACATTTCCAGAATAGTTAGATGTTGTTTTATACAAATTATTAAATTTTACATTAATAACAGATTGCACTCCTTTAACATTGCCAAGTAAATTTACAATTTCTGATTTTATAATCGGTTGATTAATTTGCCATCGATCTATATCGAAATACATTCTTAGTTCGTTAATACATTTTAATAATGTTTCATTGCTATTATAATTTGATAATACCGAAATTTCAAACTCTACTCCAATATTGATAATAAATGCATCTTTAATATTAATTGCATCTGTTAACATTCTATAATATCCTAGATAAGTTTTTAAATTTTCTTTAATTGCTTGATTTAATGATACTAATTGTTTAGATTGATTGAAACCTAAAACATACATGTTCATGGCTAATGGATTAGCAATTCTAGTTTGTTGATAATTTTCTTGTGTTAATTGATCGTCAGGTACTATATATGCTTTAGCAATACTACCAAATTTTGCCGGCATTGAATATGATCGAACAATATAATCTTCTCGAGTTACTAGTCGATTTTGAGTTGCAAAATTAGCTAATGCATTATTTTTTATGTCTTGTAATGTGTCTGATGTTTTAGCACCAGCTGCTGGATAAGGATTTGTTACTGCTACCGATTGTTTAACAAAATTAACTAGGTTAGCATTATTTGTAGAATTAATATCATCCTGATATTCAACAAAATTAATATCTGTTAAAACACTTGCTTCTACATTATCACTAATTCCATTACCAACAGCATACGTAACCGTTAATGTTGTATTTGATGGTGCTTGTCCATAAGCTCTAGTATATAAAAAGTTAGATGGATCAATGTCGACATCTACACCTTTTCGAAATGAAGATAATCCATTTCCAACATTAGATGGATTTGGAATAATTTCTTCATCATTATTATCAGACACACCTGCACCAAATTGTATTTCTAAACGATTGTCACTGCGCATTTTAGTAATAAATCTTTTAGATGTTTTTTTCATTTTTAATAAACTAGGAGATTCTGATCTATATACAGAAAGTTCTGCATCATTTTCAGCCAAATTTGGAATAGCATCAAACAATGTATCTTGAGCTAAATACGGTACTTCATACCAAGCATCGCCATCTGATTCGGTTACTGAAATAATTTCTATAATATTAGTTTCAGGTAACAATACTTTATCATATGCAATTGGCGATCCAAAAGTAAATGATGTAGTTTTTATTTCTCCCGAGACAGCCTGTACTTGTTTTTTTAATAAATAATAAGTAGGCAACAATGTAGCAGGATCACTTTCATATATGGTAATTTCGGTAGGATTATATGATGACGAAAATCCAAATTCTACTGAATCAGTAGTTCTAAAAACGGCGTCGCCATTATTTTGTTTTACTCGCATTCCAGGTTTAATTGATAATGCAAAGTTAAAATCTGGTTTTACATTATTTCCTGTTCCTATTGCTGGTACAATTTGATATACATCTAACATGGTATAAGCTGGCACCACGTTTTTTGGTCTATATCCTAACGATTTTGCAATATCATATATATTACCACGCTCCGAAGCATGTTCTAACAATGATTCTTTTAAATTTGCATCAGCATAATAAGATAACACATCACCAACATATGATGCCATATCAATAAACAATGACCCGGGCGATGCTTGATTAAAATTAGTATATGAATCTGGAAAATATTGTTTAGTAAATTCTACTAAATTTCTACGAAATTGACCAAAGTCTTTACCTAAGTACGAAACATCTTTTTTATTTTCCATTTTATGATCCTATATGTGACGAAACAATTATTGCTCCTGAGTTATTAGCAGCAATTTCAACAATTACACTTGTCATCAGTATTGAATTAACATTAATAGTTAATTTTATTACAACATCATTAGCTAATGTTGGATCTTCGTCTGATGTTGTAATATCAATTTTTTCTAAATCTAATTCAGGTAAATATGCGTTTACAGCAGTTGTAATTATTTCTTCAATATCTGCTTTTAATTCTGATGAATCTGAATTTGGTTCAAACAGCACAAATAACAATCTAGTGCCAAACTCAGGATCCATATTTGGTATTTCGCCAATATGTGTTAATAATAAAAATTTTAAATCTTCAATTAATTGGGTTACTACATCAAAATTTGGCATGTACAAGCTTTTATTGCCAATGCCTAGTCCAATTTTATTAGCATTAGTTGTCGTACCTGCAGGAATTATTGTAAAAGCCATTAGCTAATTCCCTTTTTATTGTTTATTGCTTTCATTAATTGTGAATAATCCCGAGTCATTGCCTTTGCTACTTCTGGTGCAACTTCTAATAATTTACCTGTTTCTGGGTCTTCCATTACTTTAGGAGCTGATGCTGTCATTGAATTATTCATATTTTGACGCATCATTCCAAAACCTTGTGCATCATCTGATGTCATGTGAATGTCATCCATTCCTTCATTCATGAGTTCTGCTAAACTATTCATTGCACTAGGTTGTTGTTCTATTAATGCATCTGTTTCATTTAAAATTGATGCCCATTTATTATCAGTGAATTGAACTTTAGACTTTTTCGTTTGCGATGGCGGTGGATTTCTATGACCTGGCATATTTGTTGTACGTGCCGGCTGTTTCATTTCTGTAATCGTATCCTGTAACCCATCACGCAGAATTTCTGTTAATTCTTCTTTAATAACTTCACGTACGGCTACTTTAAGTGCTTTTATAAGTGTTTTTGAATCCATATAATAATTTTATTATAAATATAAGTACTAGTAATTTACGCATATTTTTTACCAATTGGTAACTGATGCTTTCGGTCCGTAAATTGTTTGTGTGTCTAAATCAATGTAATAATCGCCTACCTTACCTAAATCATTTGATGGTGCTCCGCTATTTTGAATTACTTTACTAGGAGCTTCAAGCAAATCAGTTAATAATAATCGTTGTTGTAATTCTAAATCTGCAATTAAAATATTACGATTATCTAAATCTGATTGAGATACATTTATTAATCTATAAAATTCAGAAGTTATATTATCATTAACTACTTCATTATTAATTGAATCAATTGCATTTTTTGTTGTTAATGATACTTCAAATGTTTCTGTATTACAAATTGAAGATAATTTATTAATTACTCCAGCTAGTAATTTGCTTGATAACATTACTGCCCCATTAACAATTGTAATTATAATTGATGCTTGCGTTAATGCAGATGCAATATTTGCAACTAATTCATTTTGAACTGCTAATGTTTGACTTGCTGCTGGCGGAGCTGGCGCGGGTATTGCTAATTGTCCATTAATTATAACAGATGCAATTTGCGCAGCTATTGTTAAAATAGGTATAACTATATTTAAGATGTTTAATATTGTACGTATTTGATCTATATATTTTTGTATTTGAGATAGTATTCTTTTAATTTCTAAAATTCTAGGATCATTGCAATCAATATTAGTTGGCAATTTACCTGATTTACTAATTACTTCAGTTACTTTTTTATTTAATTTATCAATTACTTTATTTAATTGTGTCTGTAATTTAGTAATTGAGGCGCCAGGTTTACTAGTAATAACGCTAAATGGAAATGCTACTGCCATGTTATGTTTTCTTTATTTTATAATTTGTACTATTCATATCAACTAGTAAATCCTGAACTTGTCCTAATAATGCAACTGCATTAGTTGAAACAATACCACCACCAGGAGCCGTTCCGCCTGCTCCGATTGCTTGAACTAATAATTGTATAATTTGTTGTAATACTAAACCATGAACCATCGTTTCTTCAGCATCTTCGCCTCCGATATAAATCTCACCTGGTGTATTTAATACAATAGCTTTTTCAGAATCAATTACAGCAATATCTTTTTTTGCACGTAATATGATACGATCAGCAGCACCAATAAATTGTGAACCTATATAACCAGAATTATGTATAGTTAAATCTTTGCTTAATGTTAATGTATCTAGATATTGGGTGCTAGTTAAATATAATGATGATGCATCTTGTTCTATATTTTCTATAACAAATTCTTTATTTGTAAGATTTTTCCTGCCATTGGATAATATAATAATAGGATCATTAGCATCGTCGATCCTACCAGAAATCCAAGTTGGACTAGCATGGTAATAAGTTTCTGGAAATGATGTATTAATACTACTGCCAAAACGAATACTATTGCCAAAGCGCCCTTCTAACAAATAATCGCCTTCATATGGTTGTAATGGCGAAACTGCTTTAGAGTTAAATGTTTTACCTGGTTTTATGTTAGCAATCTCAGTATCCGTTAAATTTCCTGTAATACCTGGTAATAAATTTTCATTAATATTTGAATGTACATCAATTGTAGTAACATAATACCAACCTTCTCGGCGTTTTGATTTTGAAGTATATTCGTTGAATGTTTTATAAATTAAAACAAATTCACCTACTAATGGTATTTGTTTTAAATTGATATTTGATGGACGTACATAGAATACTTCGGCATTAAATACTGATGTTGCAGTACGTACCTTTATTGCAAATAAATTATTAGTATTACCTGATGATTGATCTGTTGGTGGTGCATATCGATATGTATTGTCATACTCTAATACTTCAGCAACATCCCATCTAATTTCATTCATTAGATTCCTTTACTTTTGCTGCAGCAGTTTTAATTTTTTGTTGTAATTCTTGTTGTTCCTGATCAATTCGTGTAAGTTCGTCATCTAGTTCCGATGATAATACTTGTTCAGCAACACTTAATAATTGTTGTTTTTCTTCATCACTTAATAACCCATCAGCGCCCGATATAGTTTGTTTTGTTGAAATATAACGTTGAACGATTGCTGTTAACTTTACAAGGTGATCATCATTTTTAACAGCAACATCTAAATATTCTTTGATTAATGGTACAATAATAGTAGCATCAGACGCATTTTTTATAAGCGGCTGCAATTGACCAATAAGTTGATTTATTTGTCTATCTTTCTTTTTTGAATTGTGATAAACATCAGACATTAAATCTGCAAAACTAGTACCTTTAAATAATTCATCATTTTTGTCCATAGATGAAATCCTTTAATATAAATATCAAAAAGGCAAGTTTACGTAATTTGTTTTCGAATATTCTGAGAATTTTTGATCGTATATTTGTTTAAGTGTTTTAATAACACGCGTAATATTTGTTGTTTCCAAACCCGTACGTTCTCTAATAAAAATATACAATGCTTTTTTATTGAAGTTTTCTATGTTCTCGCGAGTTTCAAAAATATGAAGAACTGAGTCAGCTACATGTATATCTGTTGAATTATTAAATATATAATTTAAATTGTCATAACAATATGTAACATATGCTGTCATAAATTCGCTAAGCGTTTCCCGCATATCATCATTATGAATTTCAATAAGTACATTTCGTCGATCATCTATATCAATTTCCAATGCATTATTTTTTAATTTTGCATATGCTTTTTGATTTTCTGCAATTAAATAATTGAACGATGTTCTTGTATAATACGAATATGCTTTTCCTGCTAATGGATTGAATTTATCTAATTTTGAAGTTAAAAACGTAACAAGATCGGTTTGCAAATCTAAAAACGAAGAATCAATATAAGTAGGTTTAACTTTATTAATAATGTTTTCAGTCAATTTCATAAGCGCAGGATATATAAATCTACGATAAACACGTTCTCGATGAGCCTGGCCTTCGATTTGATTATACGCTGAAATAGCCATATCTGTTATTTTGGTAAAGTAATTATTGGTTTTCTTGCGTGCCATCTTCAAATTCTGATTTTAATTGTGTTATAACTTCATTCAATAATTGGAATGTTGTACCAGATTCATCATCTTTTTCAAAAGCACCCAATCGATCTAACTCTTGCATTTTATTGTAACTTTCAACAATTTTATCGTACATGTATTGATTAGTTAATTCCAATCCTTCAATGTATTCAATATTGCTAGAATCTAAATCCTGACTTTCGGCAATTATTCCTGCCAAATACCATACTCGATATGCTAGATATATGATAGCGCTTGATAACGCTGATATTATAATTAATGATATCATGTTAATCTTCCATCTTAAATGCATTAAATAATTCAGTCAATGTTTTTTCAACACCTGGATTATTTTCTGCTAGATTTTTCAATCCATTACTTTTTTGAATGCGACTCTTATCCGATACTGGATTAGGTGATGTATTTTTATTGTTTCTCCAACGCTCAAATTCAATTGTAGATGCCATATGATCTGCATGATGCAATATGATAGGTAAATTTGTTTTCAATTTAGATTGTGGAGATCTAGAAACAAAATAAGGTTTATTTGCATCATCATACATACCGTCATGAATTTTAATTGCTTGATATTCTGTCCATGACATTTTAATATCATATTCTTGTAGCAACCAAATTGAAAGGTCTGGAACCATTGCAAACGGAATATTTGCATTTGATTTATAAAGTTTCCCTTGATTCTTGCGATGCCAATCTGATGTCTCTACTTGATAAACTTCATTACCATCGCCCGGAAATCCTACTTTGCCTAAATCATGATGCATTGCTGCAAACATTAATTCTTCGGTAGTATAACCAGACATATCTGCACCCATTTCTGTCCAAGACTGATACAATTTAAATGCACAATCCATTACACGAAGTACATGATCAACATATCCTCCAGCAAATGCATTATGAAAATGTTCCATGGACGATGCTGGCATCATTATTAATCGATCTTCTAAATCGTCACATAATTTATGTATTTGGGT